TAATCCAGGCCCAGCGTCTTTTATTTCTTTCTGTATTAGTGTATCTATTTGAGTACCAACATCTAACGATGTAGCACTGTCTGTATTGTCTCTTGATTTTAATGACCTAATGCCGCTGCTAGAAACATAGAAAACGTCTATATCTCCAAGTTCTACAACGGAGCCAACTGTCAAGGCACCAGTGTTTGATAAAACTTGCGACTGAGCGTTAAGCTCTGGGTTTGGGTCCCAGCCCCAAATTTGTATGTTAGAGGGCGCAAAAATAGACAAGGATGCTCTATACGGAGACAGGGAAACTATGTCATATTTTGATGAAAAGTTGTTAGAAAAATTAACAAAGCCAGCACCAGCTTTTTGAGGGTCCCATGACATCGGTTCATTTAGTGCAGAAAAGAACACTGTCTGACCAGCAACAAGGTGAACCTTTGACTTATATACAGAAGTAAATGTTGGGATTATTCCAGTTATGTCAGACGCTGCATGCGACTTGTATATAGCATCAGAGTCATATTTTGTATTAATCTCTACCCTTGTTCCACGTCCGACTAGCTCTGTATTGCTTGTACCTATTGTGATTTTGTTTTTCTGCGGAAGCTGTCCGCTGCTCTCAGAGCCACCGCTAAAGTGCCTAAGATTATTAACTACAACGTTTCCATTTGTTGTTACTCCAAGATGCTTTCCATTCGTAGAACTACCGCCAGCTACGTGAGTTATTATTATAACGCTATTTTCAATTTTGCTATCGTATTGATTTTGAAAATTATTAATTGCGTCTGATATTGAAACCATTGTACCGCTATTAGAGCTAGTCCACGAAACCCTCCCTCCAAGTATTTCAGTGCTGTCAACCATTATGCTAGATATTGAATTATCAATTCCTCCACTAAATGTAGGAGCTAAGCCAAATCTAACTAGCTTAAGAGTACCTTCGCTGTTTGTGGCTATTGCTCCAGGTTTGCTCACTGTGCTTACAATAGTTGAATATGGGTCAACAAAGCGGCTTGTGCTTCTATGCTGAGACGCTATTGCCCATATTTCTGCATTTGTATTATCCAACTCAACCCACACTTCTTTTCCGTTGTAATCAGTTGGATTATTAGCTGGTCCAGTGATGGTTAAGGACACTCCGCCACATCCATTCCATCCATACCAGTCCCAATCGTGACCAGCTACAGCCGAATAACCGCTTGTACTTGTATTTGCATTAACGTGATTAGCTATAGCACCAGCCATTATTTCTGTTCCAAGAAGGATGGGGTTGTCGTTGTCTAAATATGTTATTGGGTCATTTAAGTTTACGTAAGCAATATCTTCCCCGTCTACAAGTAGTTGGGTTATTTTCATTGGGAAGAGGTTTCCAGGGAATACCCTTGCAAACGTACCAAATGACGCTCGCCCTTCACTTCCAGAAGCTATGGCAAAAGCGGCTGTTGCCTTCCCAATTGGCGTGCCGACAACGGCTTTCTGTAACTCTTCTTTTGTTACAATAGTTTGCGTACAAGTGCTATAGTTTTTAGAGTCAGAGAGCCTTCCAGCTTCAAGAACAAAATCTTTTTCACTCAATCCTACCAATGTTATTTCATTTGATTTTGATCCAGTTCCTACTGTTGAGTTTATAAAATCTGGGTCTCTTTTAATAGAAATAAGCAACTCTGCCGCAAACGATGTTGTCGTAACAAGGTTGGGATTTAGTATCCCGTATCCAGCAAGACCATAAAAAGTATCAGTTACTATTGTTGGTTTATAACACAACACGGAAGGACCAGAGGCAAATGTAGCTACAAATTCTTTCCTTTCATCGTAATAACAATAAGTTTCAAATTGATTAGCGTCACTATCCGACACAAATCTAACTATTGAAAATAGCTTGCCGTCAAAAATAGTTGACCACATAACCTGGCTTATAGTCCAACCAGAGCCTCTTGGATGCTCTACTATTAAAACATCAATCCCAGCGGCTTTAATTGAGTTCCACGTAGAACCATCTGACTGCCCGACCCTATCGGCAAAAACATAAAGACCATCACCAGTTACATCAAAGCCGTGAAGGTATGCAGGAATGTCTATTATTTTTTCAAAACAATTGCGTTTTTCAACTTCACCGCCTCTTGATATGTGGGCGTTTTTACACTTCATCAACGAACCCGCTGGTGATGTAAGCTCGTTTCTTCTCGAGTCTAGCCCAAGCTTAAAGTCTTGTACCAGAAAGTATGGCATTTACTTATTCCAGCGTCCCCATAGTTTTCTCTTTTCTGGCATAACTTCAGCACCGCCCATAACAAAGTCAGCGTTCTTAGTTGAAAGAGATTTTAGTCTTAAAAAGTGAAGTTTGGCCTGGTCGTATTTTAGCTGAGAAGCGTCATCCTTTAAAGCGGCAAGCATCTCCGCAGCGGTAAACAAAACAATTAGCGTGTCATCAAGCAGTGCTCTGTCTGAGTCTGAAATCATTTTTGGGCAATTCATGTAGGCAAACAGCCTAAATTTTTGCTGGTCGCTTTCTGGTATTGGCCAGACTTCAAACTGGTGTCCGTTGTCGGAAAGCCTCCATCTTCTTACATTGTCCTCTTTTTGGCCTATGTCGCTGTTGACTATATTGTAGTGAGCAGCAGATATACCGCTTTCGCATGCATACCAAAAGTCATTCCATTGTACCATTATTTTTGTAATCCTATCTGGATTTACAGTGCTCGGTACCGCGTAATATCTAACGGCATCAACAGACTGTACGTCTGTTTCGGTCCAAAGAAACGGCCAATCATAGTCTGTCCACAGTCTTTCTTGAACCCTATTAAGCATATGGTTCATTTGAGGGACAGTATTTACGCCCATCGCAACATTAGAAGAGGCACCAATTTCAGCCCTCAACTGGTCTCTAAGTTGAGACAATGTTGAATTGCGTGCCATTATTCGCTGGGCTTAGACTCTGATATTGACGCAAGTGGCTTTACTTGCAGCTCTGGCTCGCTCATGTTTATTTCAGAAAATCTAACTGGAAGCTTAGGGCTTTCACCTGGCCAAAGCTTTTCAATTGTTGTAACGGGATACTTGGCCTTAAGCCTTGTAAGCTCTGTTGCGTGATTGCGCTTGTCCATGTTTTCGATATAAACCAAAGTAACTGAATCCTTACCATGCATAGCACGAAGGATTGAAGCCTCTGGGACTGTGACACCATTCTTGTAGACAACGTTGCCGAGGTCACCAGAAAGGGTTATTGATACTCTTGCGATTTCCATAGTTCATATATGTATACAAGGAGGGCCTAGACTGTCAAGCCCAGGCCCTCCGTATGATACACTTTGTCGCTAATTAGGCGACCTGGTAGACACCACAGCCGTTGAGCTGTTTGGCGGCAGTAGCACCTGTCCAAGTCATCGCCCTATAGAGAACGTACTTATCGTGCGGTCTGGCAGGGTTATGAGTCTTGCGGTCTTCGCCTTCCATGACATACAGGTTGATATTACCCGAGTCAATGAAGTACGCGTAGTCTGACTTACCCTGGTCATCCAAGGTCGGGTCATACATGAACGTACCAACACCTCTCATGGATATGTCACCCATGCCAATGTCATTCTTACCGCTGTTGACGAAGCCAGCCTGGGTATAGATACCCTTTTCATGGATTTCGGCTTCAAGGGTCTCGATAAACTTCGAGCCGCAAAGCAGCAGGTCGGGCTTGCCACCATAACGCTTCAGCTGGCGGACTTCCTGGCGGAGAGTCTTGGTCAGCGTCTGGTTAGAGACAGAGGACGTTATCTTGTTGGCACCAACAAGAGAGCGGTTTCTCCAGTACTCATTGCCAGCAGTAGCACGATTAATGCCACCGACAACACCAGAAGTAGGGTCGTCAGCAATGAAGAACGAGAGGCCAGGAACAAGCTTGTTGTCCTGCGTGCCGTCAGCCCAAAGCATCTCGTTGAAGGAGCGCGACCAGCCTTCAGCCATATCCGCAAGCTTATGCTCAAGGATGTTGGTGAGGACAGTAACGTCTCTATCTGAGTGTCTGCTGACATTGGCACCATCCAAAGAGTCAACGACAGAAATGCCGTCAATCTTCAGCTCGGTGAGCGTCAGCGAGATACCAGCATGGATTTCCTTCCAAGGGAAGGTCACACGCTTCATGTTGTTTGGGTTGTCGTAGGACACCTGTTCGTCACCAACAAAGCCTTCGATGCCTGTGGTGTAGGTGGACACGATGGGTATGCTGATAAGACCCTTACCACCTGGGAAGGTCTTTTGCTTACCTATCATCCGACCAAGGAGGGGTCGGTCCTGTATTGTCTGAGCGAAGCTTTCACCCTTGATATAGAAATCAAGAGCAGCGTTAGTTATTGAGGCAATTTCAGCAGTAGTAAACGCTGAAATCACATTTCCGTCGTAGGCCATATTTTTTTGTTTTTGGGGGGTTTTGGCTTAAATTTAACGAGATATGCCACCTCGCCTAGCTGCCCAGCTCACTGCTTCTTGCAGCGAGCGTGGTTGCGGAGCATTGGAACCGCTGGACGAACTGTTGCTCGCAGAACTTGGATTTCTTGTTGGGGTGTTTCTGCCTGCCAGAGAACCTAATCTCTGATTGACCTCTGAATACGCACGTTCTACGTAGCTTACCGCCTGTTGAGGCGATGTGGGCATACCAGACTCCTGCATAATAGATTTCACCCTGTCAGTAACCATGCTCTGCTTGTTCCGATACTCTGGGTCTCTTGAGCTAATGCTACCTTCCCACGTCACAACCGCATCATAAAGAGACTTCTGGTGTGCAAGCTGTGCTTCTTGGGCGTTCTTTGCGTCAACTTCCTGGTTTGCCCTGGATGTTATAGCACTTCTCGCTCTGTATGAAGCTAGCTCTTTTGCACTTTCTTCGTCAACAAAACCGTGGCTAAGTTTATCTTGTAAATCCTGCGGAAGTATATCTCCCGTAAATTCTGCAAGCTTTGCCATGTGCTGATTTAGAACTTCCTTAGCTTTGAACGGGTCGTTTTTCATCAAGGCCATAACCTCGAATCCTTGCGCCAGCTCAACATTAGAAAGGCCGTTGGCCCTCATGTAATCCGATATCTCTTCATAATGCTTAGCACGAACTGTTAGTTCGGCTTTTTCACGCATCATTTCTTTCCATCTCGGATGATTGTGGAATGGGACATTTTCATCGCTAGAGTTTTCACTATTAGAATCATTGTCCACAATTCCATTAGTTTCCCTCCTTGACTCAGTGTCTCTTGCTACAGTTGACGACTCTGTATCGGACAGATTCTTTCTGTGCACTGCATTTCGTACAACGTCCAGTAAAGACCTCCTCTTTGTTTCGTCCTGCGGAGCGATGCTTGCCCCATTATTAGCATCTACAACCATAGCAGTCGTGCTTTGGTCGCTTGAGTCAGAAGACGAGTCTGATTCTGTTTTAGCGTCAACATCATTATTCATGAATAAATTTAATATCCCCCATACTTGTGTAATGTCAAACGTTATGTTGAGACATTTTGTGGCCGTTTAGCGTCTGGCGAAGAAGACGACTGGTCTTGCGGTCTTTCTGTCTTATTGCCGCCTTCGCTGCCCTGTTGCTCTGGGTCTTCTTCCGCATCACCACCTTGCTGCCCAGGGGGAGGGGTAGAGGCGTTCATGGCTATAATAGAAGGAACTCCAGCCATTATGGCATCAGATATGTCCATTCTGTCGTCAAGCCTTGTAATTGCCTGCTTTGCTAGCCATTCTGGCGAAATGCCAGGAATTTGCATAAGAAGTGGGGCAATTCTTTCAAAGTTAGCTATTTCTTGGGCTTTATTGGGCCTTCCAGAAGAGCCAGCCTCAATCTCTAGGAACATCTCCTGTGATATTGACTGCATGTCCATTAGCGGCCAAACGGCACCTACGCCAGCTATCTGTTTTACTGTGTCTTCGTTATAATACTTTAGCATGACTTGACCAGCCGCATTTGCCATATTGCTAAGCATATCGTCTAAATCGTCTATGCTTGACTGGACGGACGACATTCTTGACCCTTCGGCCACCGAGACTTCCGTGGCCGTAGTGCTTGAGCCCCCCGTTCCACCCATGTTTGCTTCCTGTGAGCCTACAACCTTTAAGATGTCGTCAAATAGCATTGATGTGTCATACATCATTGGATCAAACCCGGCAAGTGCCATTGGCTGTATTACATCAGAAACTCTAGTTCCAGGCGTTACTGCGTTTAGTTCTAGGACGGCATTGGCTGGGTGAGCTTGCAGCTTTGCCCTGTCTTCGTCATCAAGCATGCCCTTGGGAACTATGTACTTTGGCCTGTTTGCGTGACGCTGCTCGCGCAATCCCTGCCTGGCCCTGTTGTATTCTTTCTGCATCGGCTGTATTAGCCTAGAGTCGGATATAGGATATATGTCCTTGTCTGACTCAATGTCATTAAAGCTGAGCGTAAAGAACGGCCAGAACCGCTCAACGCACGGATAGGGCTCGGACGGCTCTACCAAGAAGTCTGGATAGCCTTCGGCTATGACATACTTTAAATTGTCCTTCTTACAGTATATTTCGTATACAACAATATCTTCGCTTTTTATAAAAGAGGGCATGCTCATTCCAAGTGCCTTTCTTATTGCCTTTCTTCCGACTGAAACGTCTTTCCCGTAAATCTCCTTAATGTCATCGTTGCTCATGATGAACTCTTGAGCAACCCAGTTGGCACCAACAAAGTCCTTTAACTGTATGCACTTAGGGTCTGGGATTATTGAAGTTGACGTAGGGAAGTCGAACACAAGTCCTTCTCTGACAATCTTTAAGCTTTGGTCCTGTAGGGCAACCATCATTAGTCTTAGCTGCTCCATTTCCTTGTCGCCTTCCCTTACTTCATGGTCATGAATGTCGCTTGCTATTCTCTTTAAGGTAGCCAGCTTTTCCGTAATATCTCTAATCTTTGCATTATCTTCTGGCCTGCGTTCCATTATTCTTTCAAATCCTATTTTTACATAGCCCACTCCAGTAGCGCAAACACGCCTAATTAGCTGCTTCATTTGAAGCTTAAAGTCTGGTGCCTGCTGCTCCAGGGCGTACTTAAAGACTATTTCCATAGTCTTTGCCATCTTGTCCATAAACTGCCGCCTTTGCGTGCCTTGCTGCATGTCGGCCAGGAATTCCATCGTCTGCGGAGAAGGAAGCGTTCCAGCCTGCAACGCCATTTGAGCTTCCGCCTGTGCGGCCTGCAACATGCCCATGCCGCCATCCCACACTGCAAAGTCTAGCGTCTTGCGTCTTCTTGCAACAACTGTAGGGTTCTTTGCATAAAGCGAAGCAACTCTTTGCTGTATGTGTCTTTGAATTATATTGGCAACATACCTAGTGTCATTGTGATGGGTGTTTTCCCACTGTTTGCCAGCAACAAAATCCATGTCTTCTCTCATTCTGGAGAACTGAGGTTGCCAAAACGCTTTAGCTTCCTCTACCTTTGATTGCCAGTCGCTTACAAGGCTTGCCCTTGCATCGTCTGGGATGTCTATTGACCTTGATATGATTTTCCCCTGTGCGTCAGTAGGTATCATTGAAGGTTGAGGTTGCTGCTGCATTTGCTGCGGCATTAGTTCTGAGTTTTCCATGTTTTTGTTTGTTTGTTAGTTAGAAACCGCCCATCTTAAATATATTATCGTCACGTTTTCTGAGCTTGTCAGCCCATTTGACCCATGCCAGTGTCCCGCTTTTGGGGAGATTGTCAACCTTGACTACGGCACCATGTGCTCTTACTTGTTTATCAAGTCCCATTCCAATATGGGCAAGCGTGTCAACAAAGTCGTCATGTGTAGAGGAAGGGAACTTCAACAGTTCGTCCTGTGCGTCTGGCCACCAAGAGGCAAACCTTGGGAAGAAAACCTTACCCATGCTCATTCTGGCTCTTATTGACTGTGCCCTTGTTTGTTTGTCTTTTGTTGGGACAACCTCATCTATTGCACAGTAAATCTGTCTTTCCTGCATTCTTTTCCTTAAAAATGGACCAATTGACTTGGTGATGTGTCCGCTTTCCGCCCACCAAAGCAGCGGATTTCTTCTTTGCATCATGTTAATCATGGCTTCTACCACTGTTTCTGTGTCTTCGCGCCTCCACCAAGCGTCTGGCAATACCCATATATTATCATCTTCGTCTACTCCAACTGGTAAAAGCACTGTAGCATCTCTTTCTTGGTCTTTTGACACAGCATGGTCGCTAGCAACGTAAATCCTTAGATTTCTAGGCAACTCGCTTGGCAGATAGAACTTAAGCCACTCTCGTTTGAAGTAGTCTCCATCGTCTGGGGATGGAGAACCTTGGTAAAGTGCCGAGAATCCTTTAGGATTCAGACGTTTTGCCTGGTTTAAGAAGTCTAAATCAAATCTTTCTGGCCACAGCGGCTGTCCAACCTCGCGACCCATAGGGTCGTCTGCAACCGCAATAGCTGGGAGTGACAAGACCTTCCAGTTTGCCGCCTCGCTCTCAACGTAGCAAGAGTTCTTGGGGTCAGTT